ATTTCCCAAAGCCCCTTATTTATTATTTAAGGGCCAGAGTGGAAAATTATCTAATACGTGTTAATATTTCATCGTAAAATGTGTCTAGCTCGCCGCCAAATGCACCCAGCAGGTGCTCGCCGGCGTCTTGACACAGTTGATAATTTTTTTCATTATATGCAGTGATAAATGTTTCGTGTAATTTTTTATAACGTTCCAACGTGGCAAAACCACTCAAACTAATTTTTTCTGCAGGCACAACACAGTAGCCAGTCACTGGACCAAATCCTGCCACTTCTATTGTTTCCAATTGCAGTATGGTGTGCGTGTTCTTTAGTTTTTCTGCTGCTTCTTGATTCCAAATAATTTGCATACTATTTCTTTTCAAATCTTGGCTTTATTTCCAAAGCACAAAAAATTGTTTGCACTGCTTCAGCTTGACTCACACAATCTTCTAGGGCATTGTGTAAGCCTTCTTTGTTTTTCTCTCTAGGATCGCCATGTACCTTGAACAGAGTACGACTGTCTGCAATTTGCCAGTACTGCCAATTGGGAGTCATGTCATACTGTTTGTACAAATGTTCCAAAATACCAATATCAAACACTGTGCCCTGGGCCCAAATGTTGTTGACTCCTACTAGAAATCGGTTCAGTTCTTGTAACATCTGAGTCACAGGAATACGTCCTTCTGTGCCTAGTGCTTCTTCTCTTACCGCTTCGGCTTGCGCACTCCACCACTCCATGGTGTCCTCGCGAACAATACGCCCACGAGTAATTTGTTCATCCACGTCAGGCTTGCAGTAAATTCCCGCCGCCACATCTTCTCGAGTATAGGGATTGAATTTAACTGCGCCCAAGGTTAATACAACACAGTCCGGGCAGGTACCAAGTGTTTCTATGTCAAGCATTACGTCCATAATAGTATTATATATTGATTTGTGTTGTGTGTCAAGCTATACCAAGTATTTTTTACCAAATACTTTTTTGACGCCTAGTGTGATATTGCTGTTGCGTGATTTTACCAAATACTCCGGCGAGATAGATTCAAAGTACTGTTTCAAATTCCAACGCCAAGATTTGACAAATTCGGGATTGTAGTGATAGATCCAGTCTTCACTTTTGTAAATCAAGGTGCCCACTTGTTTGTCAACTTGAAATGTGTCAGGATTGTAATCGGGATAACAGGCATTGGAATACAAGCGTCTATACTTGTTGGCTCGACTTATGTCCTCTAGTCCGGTGTGTTGATACTCCAATAGATATTCTTTAAGACAGTGTGCTTGTAAAATTGGTATTGTGGGATAGTCGGGCGTCCAATAAAAGAATTCAGCAGTTCGATCAGGATCCAAACTGTCCAAATTAATTGTGTCACTGAAGTAGGCATAAAACTCCCCGCCACTCCACTCATAGTCTATTTTGTCACATCCAAGCACTATGCATGAATTTGTGAGATGTCGTTCATTGGCAAGGTCGTTCTCGGTTCTAGTGACGAACTTGACAAAGGTTCCCATGTTTTGATAACGATTCATTCTCAGTACTGCTTCTTCTTGAAGTGGCACTTGAAACTGTTTGCTATAGTCTAGGATGGTGATTTTTGTACGCGGATATGTTTTCTTTATATGTTCTAGTACAGGCAGTACTGCATATTCATATTCGCTACCTATATTGGTTTCATTGAGGTTTGTGGCATCGGCTGCTTTGTATTTTCTCTCGGCAAACGCCCAACGAAATAGTACTTCGTCAACGTGTATGTTGTTTGAAAAGAAACTGTGCAACATGGTCCAAGAATCTTGTCCACCACTAAAGTGCAAGGTTATGTAGTCGTAACGGTCACGTAGTTGTTGTGCACGTTCGCGATACAGTTCGGGCAGTGTGCCCTTTGGACGTTGGCGCCAGTCAAACTTGGAATACACATCATCATGAAAGTACCACGTGATGTCTTGCTTGGTCTCGGTGGCATATCGCAACGCCTGAGGTTTATTGACAAAAAGTTGATCACCTACACGGTAACAACCATGTATGTTATTTAAGATACTCATTCCAAAACTTCAATTCTGTGTTGTAAAACTCAAGGGTCTGTTTGGGCGATAGGTTGGCGGCTTGGCAGTAGTCGGTGTTGTACACATTGTTCACACGATTGGCTGTGGTGAGTATTTGTGTTATCTCGTCAACATCATCATCAGCACGAGCAAGTATATAGTAGTTGCTCACTAAGTTTTCAAATCCTGTCACGTGCTGACTGTGAAATGTTCGGAAATAGGGATTGTCCTTTACTCCACTTGCACCTATGTTGAACAATTTGTTTTCCTGTATCCAGGGCACTGCACTGCTGGCCAAGTCCACGTTTAGGTCCAACACATCACTGAGCACATCCAGTGTGGGTCGACTGGTGTTGTTGTAGTTCACTATGGTCAACACAGTGTTGGGCAACAGTCTTTGCAGTTGGCGTGCTATCAGTTCAGTGGGATGTCCTGCAATGACCCCGATACTGAGATAGCGTTGTTGTTGCAGTTCGACAAGGTTATGATAGCGTTTGCTCACCACTGCATACGGCAATCCGGTACATTCCAACAACACCGGTTTGAAGTCCTGTACACGATAGCTTTCATTGGGATAAAAAATTGGACGTAAAAAGAAACTGCTGGGAGTGCTCAACAACTTGTTGTCATTGTGCAATACTGTTTGTGCCGCAATAACTCCGCCGGCGCCGGGTCGACTTTCCAACGTAAACACATAGTGTGATTGTATTCGGTTGGCTTGGTCTTCAATTATTCTCACATAGTTGGCCTGTGTTCCAGCAGGATTAAATGGCCATACTATGCCAATGGTTGTGGCTATACTATTGGTTGTGGCCAGTAACGCAACGCATATCCAACGTTTCATTTTTGAGTCAATAAGGTCTGACTCTCAGCAGCCACTACACGTTTACGCAGACTGCTGGAACTGAAACTGTGACTGCGTTCGTTAAACACCAGCTCGATGCCACGCATGCCACATTCTTCTCGACCAGTAAAATCTTGATTTCTATATTCCTCGCCCAGGATACGCACATCCACTGGCAGTATTAGTAACAGATCGCACAAGTCTGCTTCTGTAGTATAAACCACAACTTCATCCACATAGCGACATGCTGCAAGTTGTATTTGTCGTTCCACAATGCTCTGTATGGGAGGATTTTTACTGTCTGGACGGTCAATTGACGCATCAGTTTGCAATCCAGCAATTAAATAATCGCAATGGTTCTTGGCTTCGGCTAGCATGGCAATATGTCCGGCATGTAGCATGTCGAACTGACTAAAGGTGATGCCGATCTTTTTGCCATCGGCTTTTAATTTTTTAACGTGATTGAATATCATGTGTGTTGCTCGAGTTTGATCTGTAGCGGAAAGCCGTTTTGTCGAGCCAAGATAGCGACTTCGGCTCCTTTTTGTTCGGCAATTTCGTATGGCAACACTGCCACCACTGCTGAGCCTTCTTCGTGTATTCTCATAGTAAGTGCTTCAGCACCTTCTTTCTCGTAATCAAATATGATCTTTAGTGTTTCGATTACAAATTCTTGTGTGGTGACATCGTCGTTGATGTATATCACACAAAATTTTGGCGGCTCGGCTATGTTGTCTTTGGGTAGAATTCTAGGGCGAACCACGGTTTCGGTTTTACTCATTAGTTTTTCAGTCATAATAAAAGGGGTATAATTGTATACCCCTTATTGTACAAGAATTGCTGTTACTTAGCAAATGTTATGGCAATCTTTTTAGGTTTTTGCTCGTCGGGAATTACCTGTTCAAGAGCAATAGCCAAAATACCATTTCGAACTGTGGCACCACGCACTTCGATGTGCTCGGCTAGTGGGAAGGTGCGAACAAAGTTTCTAGTACTGATACCTTTGTGCAAGTACTCGATTTCAGTGTCGGGTTTGGTTTGCTCGCCCTTGACTGTGAGTACATTTTCTTTTAGTTCTACATCAATTTCCTTTTCATTGAATCCGGCTACTGCCAGTTCAATCACATAGTGTGTGTCGTCAAGTTTGACCACATTGTGTGGGGGATAGTTGCCATCTGCGCGACTATTGGCAAATGTACGATTGAGTTCGTCAAACATGCGATCAAAGCCAATGGTTTGGCGATGAATTTGATTAACGAATGCGGGTAGATCTAAAGAACGAATTTCTAGTGTTTGTGTCATGTTTTTCTCCTATTAAGCAAGTTTATGACTATTAAAAGTAGACCCGACCATCGGCATCTACACAGTATTTATTATATACTACTATTAATAATATACAAATAAATTGGTGAAATTAGTAAAGTTTTTTCGGTAGCGAATCGGCTTCGAGTTTTTTGCGCCAGCGATTTTTGGCTGCCGATTTGGCCTTTTTACGGGCAGTGGTTGGTTTCTCGTAAAATTCTCTATCGCGCAATTCACGTAACAGGCCTGATTCCAGCACCTTCTTTTTGAATTTGCGTAGTGCTTTTTCTACATTGTCGTTTTGGACAAATACCACATTGCCCACTGATTTTTTAAAAGTTGGTTTATCAAAATAACTCATCGTTGTTTATTTAGCGAAATATTTGGCCGGCGACTTTAATTCACAATTTGGGCCAAATCCAATTGGTGAAGGTACAGTGAACTGTAGTTGTGTTTCTTGTAGCAGGATAGCGTCAACTCTAAACATCACTTGATTTAACCAATTGACGTCATTCATTGCGGCATTGTAGAAGTAAACATTATGAGGCTGATTGGTGCTTTTGACTGCCTCGTAACATTCGGTAATTTCATCTTCGGTTGCCCCGATGACGAGAACACTTTTCACATAGTCAGGTGGTGTTATAAAATTACTGTGCATTCTTTCCTCGTTCTAGTTGTTCGGCTATTTGCTCGCGCTCGACATCGGTCAAGACATCGGGATCGTATTTGCCTTTTTCCAATTGATCAATCAGGTGCCAAATATACTTTTCATTGTAGGCATAAGTGTCCGACTGCTCTTTGTCTACTTCGATCCACTTGATGCCATTGTACTTGAACAGTCTATTGGGCAAGTAGTCGGTGCGTAAATACACATCGCCCTTGACCGGAGTTTCGGGAAATACATTACCAAAATCACTGTTGACAGCAGTTCCTACAATTTGGGGTGCGTTATCTGCCAGTATAGACGCACCCCTAGCCTTTTTTCCCGGATGCGGTGCTGCTTCCAGGGTCCTTGGCGGATCAGGCGGAGTCACATAGTCTCCGGGTCGCTCGACATCGGGTATGTCTAGATCCACTGCTTGGATGGCTTGATTCAGTTCTTTGACTTCTTGTGGTTCCCAGGTTCTTACCTCATAGGGCCCTTCATCACCTGCATGTTCTTCTTCAAAGTGATATCGGTGAGTGGGTTCAGGTACGGGCCGCAGTTCTTCCACCGTTGGTTTTTCGCCCACATTTGCTACATATGGATCAGGGGGTTCTCCGTCTGAGTCGGTACTGATCTCAGGCTGCGTATCTTTGGTGATCTCGACAGATCTATGTTCCTCCCCCTGAGCTCGTTCTTCTCTTATCCAGGCAAATGTCATTTGACTTGCCAACAACATTACAACTGCTAGTGGATCAAATACGACGACGATTAGGATAATAACCCAAGTCACTGCTCGTTCTAGGATCGACGAATCCGGGTTCGAACCATATACAAATGCAGCAATATACTTAATCGGTCCAACTTCTGCCTCGACCTTACGGTTCTCAGCCCGAACAGGTGCCGATTCGTCATTAAG